CTGTCTGCGTCTGCTTTGTTGCAGTCGTAATTGATTGTTCGCAAGTCGGGCATTCATCGTTGTTCTTGAAAAATTCGATTTGACGGTCATGTTCTGCCTTTCTATTTTCTAATGCTGCTTCTGTTTTACTTAGTTTTCTTAGTTTTTGCTCAATCCTTGTTTGTTCTTCTGCATCGAAAGACAACTCTTCCTTTTCAATTTCTAATGCCTTAATGTCATCTTGCTTAAAACTGATAGTAGATTGGTTGTCAAAAATCTTTTGTTTATTTTCTGCAATAATACCAGACTTATTGTTTATTACTTCTTCAATAAACTTTTCTTGAAGAATAACTTTCTCTTTAGTCAAGTCATACTGATACTCAACATTACGAACCTCTTCTGTCAATTCTTTGTTTCGGTTTTTCAACAAGAAGTTCATCAAAGAGAAAATCTTAATGTCAAGAATATCTTCAACAACCTCACGGCGTGCCTTAGTAGACAACTGCATAAAAGGAACAAAGGTAGAAGAACCTAGAATAACAACTTGTGTGAAAGAACGATAGTTTAATCCTAAAATCTGTTGTTCTAGATGCTTCTGATAATCTCTTGCATTTGCATCTTGGTTAATCAATGTGTCGTTTACATAGACTTCAAACTTATTTGGTTTGATTCCTCTACATACTCTAACCATTTTTCCACCAACATTGAAACACACTTCAACCATACTTGAACCACCGTTCACAGAGTTAATAAGTTGTGTCTTTGAAATGTTGCGAAAAGGTTTATTGAAAAGACCAAAACACAATGCATCAAGAATGGTAGACTTTCCAGCACCATTCTCTCCGATGATTAGTGTAGTTGGACTTCTATCCAACTGAATTTCGGTAAATTGATTTCCTGTGGAAAGAAAGTTCTTCCACTTCACTGACTTAAATGTAATCAAAGTTCTAAATCACTCGCTTCTACATATAATGATTTCATCATATTTGTTAATCTTTTCTTATCCAAATCCACATCAAGTTCTTCAATGTAACGCTCGATAAGTGTCATGTTATCCTCTGCATTTTCAACAATCGCATCATCAACATTTGCAGCATCCAATTCACTAAAATCTTCTACAATCTTTACCTCATGGGCACCAGATTCAGATAGAACTCTGTCAATAAATCTATCGAACTGATAAAAGTCCTTTTTATTAACAACCACGATTTTAACAAACTTTTCCTTCAATGTCAAGACATCAAAGGCAGAATAATCAACCGTTGTATCATCATAGTAAACTTTTTCAAAGATAGTAAATGGGTTCACAATCCGTTCAAGTTCTCTAGTATCTGTATCAAAGATATGAAAACCTTTAGGGCAACCACTATCACTCCAAGTCATCTGATAAGTGTTGCCAAGATAGTAAACATGACCATCATCAGACTTCTTATGGAAGTGTCCACTGAATACAGTATCAAACTTGTTTAGAAATGTCTTGTCATAACCATTTTCTGCAAAGTGTCCAGCGTGCATCTCAAAACCATTGATTTCTAGATGCCCCATTGCAACCTGTGCCTTTGTTCCTTTGATATGATTCATTGTGTGTGAATAGTTATCAGAACAAATCCACGGCAAGAAACAGATGGGTGTTCCATCAAACTCTACCGTTGTTGCTTCTGGGTAAACATACAGACTAGGGAATCTACCCTCTACCAATTCTGATAGAGAGTTGACATCGTTTGTGTTCTTGTAGAATGTGTCGTGATTACCAACCATCATGTGGACGGTAACTCCTAAATCTACAAACTTTTGAATAAAACGCTCACGAAAATCTTTGGCAATCTTATAGGATACAAACTTTCGTCTGTCCATAACATCGCCCAAGTGAATAACCGTATCAATACCATGCTTTTCAATGTAAGGGAAAAATGTCTCTTCCCAAAACTTATAAAAGTAATCGTTAAATGCTAGGTTATCATTGCGAGCACCAAAATGAGTATCAGTTATCAGTGCTATCTTCATCTACTTCATTCCCATCATCATCATAAAATTTTTCAAGTCCTTTAGGTTCAGATTTCTTTTTCTTCTTAGGTTTATAAACATCTTCATCAGGCAAAAAGTTTTTCTGTAGATAGTCTACAAATTGTGCCTGTTCCATATCCTCACCAAGTGCAAGAACATCAATACTCATGTTCTCAATCACCTTATGTCGGATGTGCTGTTGTTTCTTTTCTTTTTGAATCCTACGAAGAAATGCGTAGTAGATAATTTGTGTAAAATATGCAAAAGGATTCTTAGATTTGTCTGGATTAAAATTGTGTGCGTATTGCAGACAGTTCTCAATCCCATCAGAAATCATTTCATCCCTGTAGGTATAATTGATAAAATTAGGTCTATAAGAAAGGTGGTTTGCAATCTTTAGAAAACATTCGCCTATGTAATTAGTCACTGGTGGTTGTGGTTCACCTAGTTCCTCAGCGTCTTTGCATCGTCCTTTCCATTCTTTCATTGCTTCTAGGAACTCTGCATTATTGACATAATGCGCTCCTTTTTGTTTTTTAGTCATAATAACTCCACATATATTGTTGTAATTAAATTTACAACTATTCATACATTATACTATATTTCAGTTCATTGTCAAGAGCAAATTTAATTGGCAAAATGTCTTGACTATCTCTTGACAGAGTGGTATATTTCCTATGCTGGGTTTGAGAATGAATAGATCTAATGATATAACTTAGATTCAGGCTCCCATTCTTCTAGTTCATCCTCATAATCATCAAATTCTTGCTCTTGTTCAATCGCAGCAAGTTCAGCATCAGTAGGAGGAGTAAGAACTTGTTCTTCTTCCCATTTACTTTTCTTCACACAATATTCATAGAATTTGTGTAATCCATAGGATGCCTCTGCCAATACAATAACTTGTGATATTGGAACACGATAAACATCTTCTTCAGCAAAATGTATCCATCTTTGTAAAGTAAGTGCTTCTTCTATACCTCTAGATGTTGCTTTAGGATATGCTTTAATCTGCATTGGTGATGAAACACTTATGAACTTTTCTTCCGAACTACTCAAAACATTACAGATAATCTCTTCACCACTAGACAATTTTAATATTTTTGCTTTGTCATGGGTCATTTTATTTTTATCCTTTTAATCTCATAATCAAACTGTTCTTCATTATAGATATTTATTCGCTCTAGAAAGTGATTGATAGTGAAATTCTTTCTTGACTTATAGGTGAGGTCATCTGCAATGTCAAAGAGGGTAGCGGTATCTTTAGTTTCACTCCTACGCAATCCACGGCCAATCGACTGCAATGTTCTAATGCGGGACTTACTTGGAGATGAGAACACGATGTTATGGAGATTGCGAATATTGATACCAGTAGAAAAAGTGCCATAAGACGCAACAATGATAGCGTCCTTTTCCTTTTCCGTGATCGCCCTAATCTCTTCACGAGTGGTGGTGTCCGTTCCACCAAATACATAGAATACTTTTCTTTCAGTAGCATCTTTAATTTGTGAATAGAGAATGTCCCCATGTTTCTCAACAAACTGGAATAACACCAGAGTGTTACCTCTTATTGTCAGAGCCAAATCTCTGATAAATTCGTTTCTTTTTGGATGAGTTACAATAAAGTCAATTTCGTCTTGGTATTTCATATCCTTCACGAGTTTACACTCATGTTCTGGGTATGTCAATACAAGAGACTTAATCTTAAATTCAGCAAGTGTCTTTTTATCAATCAACTCTTTGGTAGTAATGACTTTATTTAGTGTTCCAAACAATCCCTCAAGCACCAATCTGTGCGTTTGCATCCCATCCAATGTTCCTGTTAGACCAAAGCGATACTTACATTGTTCCAGTTTAGACATAATTGTTGTCAAAGACTTTGCCTTAAATAAGTGTGCCTCATCTCCAACCACCAAACCAAATTGTTCAAAATATTTTTTTGGGAATTTATAGATAGACTGCCATGTAGAAATGACAACTGATTTCGTTACCTCTTTGTCATGTCCACTGTAAATCTTCTGCATATACTTCTCATCCCAACCATAGTCGATAAAGTCAGAATACATTTGTTCTACCAGAGATGTTGTTGGAACAAGAATAAGAATCTTATCTGTTGCTTGTTCTTTCAGAAGCAACATATAATATCGTATTAGAATGTAGATAATGAGTGATTTACCAGAAGCAGTAGGACTAAGAAGAAGGGAACGATGTTTTCTGATGCAATGCTCAACAGCATCAACTTGATAGTCACGAGGTTGTATAGGTCTTCCATTACTTCTGAGTCCAAGTCTTCCAATGAACCCATTGAGTATTTCTCTGTCAATTTTTCTTTCATCTTTAAGTTCCTCACTTACTGTATATTCTTCCTCATAATCCTCTAAACACTTTATTAGATAAGGAAGCAAACCAACATATAATTCTCCTGTCTGTGGAGAAAATAATCTTATTTTTCCATCCCAAATACGATTGCGATAGGCAGGCATAAACTTAGCGCCCGGCACTTCAAATGTAAAGAAGTCTGCGAGCGCTCTTGCCGTTGATCTATCTGTGTCTACTTGTAAATAGACATCATTCTTTTTGGTAATGTCTGTCACTAAATTGCACCGTCAACAAACTTACGCCATTCGATTGCGTTCTTAATATCCCAACCTCTTTGTTGGATTTGTTTTAGAATTCTTTCACAAGAATCCATACACATCTTGTAATATTCCACCTTTTGTTTTTGCTTGATAAGTTCTTCATCTGACTCAAGGTAGATTGGTATGTCTTGTTTTAAGATTTTATGGTCGAATGGATTATCACGGTAGACTTCTGGGTCTGCCTTACCACCATAATACTCCCACTTCTTACGATAGAGAACACGATAAGTTCCCTCATTCATAAGATGAAGTTGTCTGAATGTGTTATAGATGTTTAGATATTTTTGGTGAAGGGAAGCAGACTTTAGAGACTCATCAGCGAGTTCCAAGTCATCCATTTTTAGGTCTTTTTCGGCCTGTGCCTGTAATTCATCAAGTGTCATAATATCTCCATTATATAAAGTGAGCAGTGATTGGTTAGAACTTGCTGTTCTATATTATCCCACTGAGGAGACTAAAAGTTGATTGTTCAAGTCAACCTTATCATCTGCTCAAATTTATTTATAAAACTTCAAATTCGTAGATGTCGTATTTGAAGGTAACTGTTGCTGTCAATTGTTCAGTATCAGTTTGTTGTGTATTGTAGTTTAATCCAGAAAGTGATGTAGGGTAACAGTTGGTAAAGTTTGCCCTTAGTATAGGATTATTCTTGTTTGACAAAATAGTTAATGTCGCATCACTCATCAATCTGGATGGATTTGCTCTTCCACTACCGCCTGCTGGTCTAGTAGACTCTGAATTTGATACAGCATCAGCAAACTGTTGTGTATTTTTTGGAAACGCAATACCTGTCATCCAATCGTGTATTTCACGATAGTTCTGAAGTGTTTCCCCTACGAGAAAGGTTACTTCCAAGTCACTGAAATCTAGAGTATCACCCATAAATGCAACGGATTTGAATCTAGTGTTGATTGCAGCGTCACCAGAAAAACTAATGCCTGGAATATTGACTTGAGTTGCAAAATATTCTACTGTAGGAATTTTAAGTAAAGAAAACCTAAACTGACTTGGACTAGCAAAGTCAAGTGTTTCTGGTTGTCTTAAAAGTGGGTTAAATTCTACCATTGTATTATTCCTTTTACACTAGTATTTATAACGCCCATAAAAAAGGGAGAACCCGAAGGTTCTCCCAAATTTTGACTTTATTACTAAAGTTTCTTATTATAAACCAGATTACATTAGGTTTGTAACTTGAACTCTTCTGTAGTAAACATTGTCGTTTGCAGTGATAACACCACCACGAGCAGTTGCACCACCAGCGAATGGGTTTGCAGTCATGCCGTAGCGTGTCTTGAAACCAATCTTTGGTTGGAATGTGTTCTCACCAACTGCACGAACCATCTGTAGTGGAACATATGGGCAGTAGAAGAGACCTGCATCGTAAGGGGAAGTTCCCTTATATCCTACAACGAAGAACTGTTTGTCAGCAGCGTTTGCAGAATATGGATCGATGTATACTTTGTAGCGTCCGTTAAGAACACCAGCGAAAGTATTACCAGCATCGTCAACATTTAGGTTGTTGTTAAGAGCAGGTGAAGTGTCTAGAACACCAGCCATCTGAAGTGCAGAAGCAACATCAGAAGAACAGATGATGACATTACCTTTACCTCTACGAGTCTGTTGAGCGATAACATTTGCTTCTCTCTCAACTTGGAACATTAGACCCTTGAACTTCTCAACTGACCAACGACCGTTTGAATCAACATCCATGTCGAAGATACCAGAAGCAGCAGTATCAGTCTGAGCACCAACTTTAGCAGAGGTGTAGATTGTTCTGATAACTTCACGGTTGATTTCGTTAAGAATTTCAGAAGAAAGGATATTTGCAAGTTCAGTCTCAGCGTCCAAACCATGAATCGCCTTGAGGTCTTGTGCAAGTTCCATTGTGTATTCTGCCTTTAGAGCACGAGATTTCGCCTCAACTGACTGCTTCTCGATTGAGAACGCCATTTCAGCAAAACTGTTTGAAGCAGAGTCACCAAGTGCTTCTGCAGCAGCAGTTGTCATACCTGTGCCGTTAGTGTATGTGCCAGGGACACTATCGTTAAGAACAGCAGGGTTAGTTCCTACTTGAGCACCAGTTCCAGAGAAGTCTGAATCAGCCTCATTGTAGAAGGTTTCGCCACCAGCCTGTGAGGTGTAGCGTGAACGCATCGCAAAGATTAGTCCAGTTGGGCCAGTCATTGGTTGAACACCAGCGACATCATATGCGATAAGGTTAGGCATAGAGCGTCTAACGAGAGAAATTAGGATCGGATCCCAATTTTGCACATCAGAGCCTGTTGCGTTAGTTGGTGCAGCCTCGCCGAGGAAACCTCTGTCCTCACGAAGTGCTTTTTCTTGGTTTTCTAGGATAACTGTGGTTACAGCCTTGCGATAAGAATCCTTGATCTCTGGAAGATCATTGTGTTCTAGGACTGGCTGCCACTTTTCCTGTAGATGTTCTGTTTGGAACATTGTAGTTTCTCCTTATTGAGTTTTTCTAATAATATTTATAAAAAGTCCAGTTTTCACTTACTTTTCATTAGCTCGCTTTACATTTTTACTGATCGCAGCCATGTAAGCGGCCATTGCACCAGTTGTATCGAAGGCATCTGAACCATCAGTTTCAGAGTCTACAGATTCAGCGATAGTGGTTGCCTTAGGAAAATAACTTTCCTTAAGCGTATTGAGTTTACCTCTGAAACCGTCTTCATCAGTAAAATCAACATCCTCTGCAAGAGACTTAAACTTCTCAACTTCTGTATCAGCGAGGTCGGAAGCAACTTCTGCAAAGACTGACTCACGAACTAGTTGATCGTTCTGCTTCTTAATAGCAGCAGTCTTTTCAATTTGTTCATTGAGTTTAGACTCTAGTTCATCAATCTTATCAGACTGAGTTCCTAGTAGGTCATACTTTTCTGCCGGAACATCAATGTAATGTTCTTCAAAGAGAGACTTGAGACCAGTAATGAAATCTTCAGCAATCTCACCTTTGAGACCTCTTTCGATTGCAATTTCGTTCTCTTTCATCCACTCTTCTACGACATAGTTCATGTAAGAATCAACTTTTTCAGTGATTTCAGCACGAACAGATTCGATTTGTTCTGCGACTTCTTCTTTTTTAGCAGTTTCAATTCTTTCAACTTCTGAACGAAGTTTAGATTTAACTGCGGCTTCAAAGATTGTTGCAGCCTTAGTTTTGAACTCTTCAGATAGTTCTTCACCTTCTGTAAGTGCAGAAACATCTTCAGAAACATCTACAGATGCAAGACGATCTTCCAAAGTAGATTCGTCAACTGACTCCTCTTCTTCTTCTTTGTCTGACATCATAGCATCGTATGCAGCCTTGAGTTCAACTGATTTCATGCCTGATAGTTTTTCAATCATAGCATCTTTCATTGCCTCTTTAGTCATACGAGCTTCTTCTAGTTCCTCTCCATCATGGTCAACTTCATGACCAGCAGCAAGAGGTTCTTGGATTTTAGTTGCAGAAGGTTCTCCGCCCTGTTCTCCAGCAGCACCTTTTTGCTGTGCATCACCAGAAACCTTTTTTGCTTTTGCCGCATTGTTATGCGAAGCAGATTTCTCTTCTGGTGTATCAGCACCGGCACCACCCAAGTCTTGACGCTCACCCTCTACTGAATCCATCGAGTCGCCTTTAGCAGCACCCTTTGTTGGGGCGTCCTGTGCAGCTTCTTCAAGCTCCGCAGCAACTTCTGCTTCTAGTTCCTCAATAGTCTTGTCTAGTTCTGACATTGGGATTTCTCCTTGAGTTGTTGTATTAACATATTTATAATGATTAAAGTTTTGACAAGAATTTCGCAAATGCAAGTGCGGAAACATTTGACTGTCTCTTTCTTACACTTTCGTTAATCTCATCTCTGATTTTAGCAATCTCGACTTCTTTGAGAATACCGTTATCCCACACCCATTCTTTTCCTTCCATAATACCCTCAACGAAGGCCTGAGGAGCAGAAGGGTCTGCAACAATATCTGCCGCAGTTGCAAGATAAAAATCATCTTTCACATAATTTGCACCACCCTTAGATTCTAGTGAACCCATGCCTCGTGAAGAGACACCAAGTTTACCACCATCTTTGATTAGTGCTTTCGCAATTTCCCCCATTGGAGTAGAGAGCAGTTTCGCCTCACCAATAAAGTTCTTTCCATCAGCTTCCAGTTTTGTGATCATGTGCGATACTCTGTCAAGATTGACAGT